GCGCTGACCTTATCGTCATGCACCCGCGCCGTTTAGCATGGTTACAAGCAGCAGTAGATGGCCAAAACCGTCCACTTGTATTACCACAGGCGAATGTTCCGCAGAATGCATTTGGAGTAGGCCCAGTGAGTGGATATGGAAATACTGGCACACAAATCGCCGGTATCCCTGTAGTAACTGACGCTAACGTCATAGATGCAGCAGGTTCAGGTTCAGACGAAGATGAAGTTTATGTAGTGCGACGCGCTGACATGCTTCTATTCGAAGATGCCGGATCACCAGCAATGGTTAGAATGGATCAAACAGCCGGTTTGAATCTCACTGTTACCCTAGTTGCTTACCAGTACGCCACATTTGTGGGCGGCAGGTATCCAGCCAGCGTTTCAAAGATTTCAGGCACTGGCTTAGTAGCCCCAACTTTCTAATCACAATTGAGTCATGGCGGGTGTTACTGGTAGCCGGTAACACCCGCCACCTCTCACGGAAAGGCAAACAATGAGTTCAGAACTATGGGAAAAACAAGCCGCTAGTAGAGTGCAAAAGCCAGAGGCTAAAAAAGCACCAGCTAAGGCACCCGCTAAAAAAGCACCAGCTAAAAAGAAATAACGATGGCCTACACCACACAGGCGCTAGTTAAAGCCTATTTAGGCATACCGTCAGCCACTTCATCTGAAAACACGGCAATAGATAACGCTATAGCCGCCGCTGAAGCAGAAATAGATCAGATAACAGGCCGCACGTTTGAAGTACCTAGCGGAGCTACCGCCAAAACATATATCCCGTTTGATGATTACACCGTTTACGTTAATGACATAGCGCAAACCACTGGTTTGATAGTTAAAACAGACACTTCGTTAGATGGCACTTATGACACGACTTTAACGGTAACCACAGACTACGTTTTAGACGGCAATACAGCCCCTTACAGGGTTGTTAAGCGTGTAGACGGTAGTGCATGGCCTAGGGATCGTTACGGACGCCCTACAGTGCAAGTTACGGCGTTTTACGGTTACGGTATGGCGATACCTGATCAGGTTAAACAATGCGCGCTAGTTATCGCCGCCCGCTTGTATCAGCGTAAAAGTTCGCCGCTCGGGTTTCAGGCAGGTAGTGTCGATGTCGGTTTTGTACGCATTAGCCGCACCGATCCTGAAGTGATCGCACTGTTGCGGGGTTTGAAGCTACCGGCGGCGGCGTAATGGATTACGACAACATCAGGGCAGAAATTAAAACACGTTTAGAGGCGGTTAGTAGCCCTCAAGCGTTCGTAAGTGTCTATGACACGGTGCCGGATTTTTTAACGCCGCCCTGTGCAATAGTTGTACCGTCGTCTAATCTGATTTCTTATCATGAAGCGATGGGAACAGTGGCGGCAGGTTTAAAAACGTTACGGTTTAGCATTTTGATAGCTGCGCAACGTTTCGAGGCTTCAAGTAGTCAAGAAATTTTAAACGACTATCTGGTAACGGTACCTACAGCGTTAGAGGCAGACCCTACGTTAAATGGGGAGTGTGAAACGTTGCAGGTTACGCAGGCTATTAACTATGGCCCTATTACGTTCGCTGATAGTGTATATTTATCTGTACAACTAGACTTGGAGGTCTACGCGAGATGAAGCTAAAAGTTATCGGGTCGCATACTGTCGCAGGGGTTAAACCTAACGGCATGGTTGATACCGAAAGCGATGACATGGCCGATGTTAATGTTGAAGCGTTAATAGAAGCCGGTCACTTAGAAGAAAACAAACAAGCCAAACCAATTCAGAAGGAGAATTAGAACATGGCTATATTTATGAATGAAACCGTTACCGTTACGGTAAATTCGGTGGATTTAACCGACCATATAACGTCAGTTGATTTTGTCGAAAACGCTAGCGAAATTGAAACTACCGCTATGGGTGACGCTAACGTAACCCGCATAGGCGGCTTAAAAGACGGTTCAGTCCGGATATCTTGGCACCAAGACTACGCGTCAAGCGAAGTTTACGCCACGCTAAATCCACTGTTAGGCACCGCCACCACTGTCGTGGTGAAACCAACCAGCGCAGCAGTAGCGGCAACGAACCCCAGCAAAAGCGTTTCAGCACTTGTAAGCGAATTGCCGTTTATTTCCGGCGATGTCGGGAGTCTTTCAGTATTCGATACGAATTGGAACTTTACAGGGGCAGTAACAACCGCAACATCATAGAGCTACAGAAAGGCTACAAAATGATAGATTTAACAATCACGGTAACAACCGACAACGACACATGGAGTGTTAAACCAACAGTTGGCACTTATGTAAAGTTTGAACGGCACTTTAAAGTTCCGGTTACGCAACTAGGCACCAATATTTCAATGGAGCATTTAGTGTGGTTAGCGTGGGAGCAATCCCGCCACGAAAACCGGCCTGTTAAACCGTTTAACGAATTCATAGACACTATTGTCGATTTAAAATTGGGAGAACCTGAAGATACCCCTTTAGTCGGGAAAGCCTGACCTACAGGGCGGCGCAGTTGGCTATTGTTACAGGTCAGCCGTTAAACGATCTTCTAAAGTTCACACCTGATTTATTAAATGCGCTAACTTTAGCGCATAACGAAAGAGTCAAGGAACAGAACAGAAGAACCAAGAAACGGTAACGATGGCTAAAAACCCGAACAGATACACTACAGCGGTTACCGTATTCGGCGGCGTTGAATTACGGCGGGCTTTAAAAGCCGCCGCTGACGACACTAACGACCTGAAACAAATGAATAAAGCGATAGCTGAAATGGTCGCGGAAGAAGCAAGATGGCGGGTACCTTTTCGTAGCGGCGATCTGAGACGTTCTATAAAAGCATGGGGTGCCGCTAGTAAAGCGCGTGTAACCGCCGGCAATAAAAACGTACCGTACGCTATGGTCAATCACTGGGGGTGGCCGCAAAGAAACATAGAAGGCACCTTTTTTATTACTGAAGCGTTAGACGCTAAAAGAAAAGAAATACTAGATTTTTATGAAATAGAAGTCGAACAGATACTAAGAGAACGCGGCCTACTGTAATGGTGAAAAAAAACACTAACGTCAATGTGGCCATAACGGGCGACGCGAAGAGATTTAAGCGTGAGCTATCTAAAGCAGAAAAATCGTTAGGCGCGTTTGGTAAAAAAGCCACGAGCGCCGGTAAATCTTTAAGCACTAACTTAACGTTACCTATGTTGGCGGTAGGCGCGGCGGCCCTTAAATCTGCTATCGGTTTTGAATCGTCTATGACGAAAATACAATCGTTAGTCGGGTTATCTGCTGAAGCGGTAGCCGGATTCGCTGAAGATGTTAAAGGTTTAGCAGGGGAAACAGCGAGAGCGCCGCAAGAACTAGCCGACGCAATGTTCTTCGTTACGTCAGCAGGTTTACGAGGCGCTGAAGCCACTGAAGTGCTTGAAGCATCAGCTAAAGCCGCCGCAGTTGGTTTAGGCGAAACCGCAGTAATAGCAGATTTAGCAACTTCAGCGTTAAACGCGTACGGTGCAGAAAATTTGAGCGCCACCGACGCTACCGACGTTTTAACCGCCGCTGTTCGTGAAGGTAAATTAGACGCTTCAGAATTAGCGGCCAGCATGGGAAGCGTTCTACCTGTCGCTTCTGCAATGGGCGTAAACTTTAACGAAGTAGGTGCCGCGTTTGCTGCTATGTCACGGACAGGCACGAACGCCGCCGAAGCCGCTACACAAATACGCGCCATCATGGTTACGTTGCTTAAACCATCAGTTCAAGCAGATAAAGCGCTTAAAGACATGGGGTTAAGCGCCGCAGAACTAAGAACCCAGATGCGTGAAAAAGGTTTACTATCTACGTTGCAAACGTTAGCTGACGAATTTGACGGCAACAGCGAAGCCGCCGCCGCCGTGTTCGGAAATGTTCGCGCCTTAGTTGGTGTAATGGATTTGATGGGAAGCGGGGCAGAAACCACCGCCGACATTTTCAGCAACATGGCCGACGTCACAGGCACGTTAGATGACGCGTTTGGGATAACCGCAGAAACGGCAGAATTTAAATTAAACCAAGCCTTAACCGACGTTAAAGTAGCGTTTCAGGAAGTAGGCGAAGCGCTCATACCTGTGGTAATACCGGCGGTTCAAGCGTTAGCGGGTTGGGTTAAAGACCTAGCAGATAGGTTCTCGAATCTTACACCGTTTATGCAAAACACGGTTTTAGCTATTGCCGGAATTGTGGCCGCTACAGGTCCGTTGTTGCTGATCGCCGGCAAAATGGCTTTAGCGTTCAAATCTTTAGGCATTAAAATCACAGCCGCTAAAGTTGCTATGTCAGGGTTTGCTGCCGCCACCGCTATCGCCATCGCGTTACCACTGTTTCTATGGTGGAAAAACAACAGCGAAGCCGCCGCCGCCGCTAAAGATAGGCAAGAAGAATTAAACAAAGCACTGATAGAAGCCGGCGACCCCGCCGCCACATTAGTGGACAGGGTGAAAGAATTAAACGCCGAATATCGCGGCCTTACCGGAAGCACCGAAACCGCTGAAGAAACAATAGACGATTTTATCGGTTCCACTGTCCTGTTAAACGAATTACTGCAAGCCGGTGTTTTAGGTGAATTTAGTGATTTAGGTTTAGCAGGCGACGAACTAGGCGCACTGTTAGAAACAGGCACTAACGGATTTGAAGATTTAGCCGACGCTATTACAAATTCAGGCGCGGACATGGACAATTTTAACCGTGACCTGTTGATGAATAATCAAGCGTTTTTACAATCGTTTAACAAACTTGACGGACCTGTTAAAGAAGTAGCCGAAGCGTTAGTAGATGCTTACCAAGCCGGTGAAATAACCGGCGCAGAATTTTTCAACATCGCTACGGCGTTAGATGAAACCGCTGACGCATGGGACGACGAACGCGAAACTATAGAGGAAAACAGTAAAGCGCTATTAGAAAACGTAGACGAAGTAGCCGCATGGACTAACGCGCTAGACGATCAAGCAGTAGCGCTAATAGACGCAGGTTTAGAAAACGGAAACTACAGCGAAACCGTAGAGTATTTAAACCTTTTAATGGAACAACACATTGAAGGACTTAAAGACGATATCAGCGCGATGGACGACCACTCGGTAGCGGAAATAGCGAGAGCAGACGCCGCAGGGTTATTCACTCAACATTTAGAAGAACAAGCCACCGCGCAAGAAGCCGCAGGATTAGCCGCCGAAGAAGCCGCTAAAGCGTTACAAGAAGAAGAAAAAGCGTTTAACGATTTTGTCGCCAGTATCAAAAACGCGTTTAAACCAATACACAGCGTAGAAGCGGCACAAGATAGTTTATTTTCTTCGATTCAAGATTTTACAGAAGCTTTAATAGCTTCTGAAGGAAGCCTAGAAGGTTACACCGAAGAAGTTTTAAACGCCCGCGCCGCTTCAAGGAACATGGAAGATGATTTAGCTGGTTTAATCGCTGAAGTGTTCGACACCGGCGGCACTGTAGATGATGCCGCCGCCGCATTTGAAATATGGCGGGACGCTATTTTACAAGCCGCAGAAGATGGCGACGCTACCGCTGAAACGTTAGCAGAATTACGGACAGAATTAGATTTATTAGCTGAAATATCTGAAATCGGTTTAGTAATTAGAGTAAACGAAATCTTTGAACAAACAGGCGTGAGCATGACAGGTTTGACGGCGGTGCAGGGTTCCGAAATGATGAACATTTTAACCACCACAGGGGTAACCAGTTTAATCCCTATGGCTGACGGCGGCATAGTTACCGGCCCTACCCCGATTTTGGCGGGCGAAGCCGGCCCCGAAGCGATCATACCTTTAGACGGCAACCTAGGCGGCACGAACTATATAACGATTAACGTGCAGGGTGTTTCAGGTGAAGAAGTTATTGAAGCTATACAGCGTGAAACACGGCAACGCGGCGCGGCAGTATTCCCGACGGTGGGAACTAGAAGGCTATGACCATATATAGCGGCTGGGACGTACGAATCGGCGGGTTCGCAGGTACCGCTACCGTTCCATCTTACGGGATACCCGTTGACGCTATCGATTTCACTAGCCGAGTTTTAAGTCTTAAAGTCGATAACC